TTGATAAATTATCACCGTATTGAACTGTGTAAATGTTGCTTACTACTGATCCATTTACTTTCAAAATTTGGCCAGGGTAAATAAGATTTGGATTTGTCAATCCATTTAATGCAGCCAATGTTTGATAGTTTGTTCCGTATTGATAAGCAATGCTTGATAATGTTTCGCCGTATTGTACCACATGAGTCGCTTCTGGTAGTTTATCAGGAACAGTTGCCGCATCTGGCAATAATTCAATATCGCCTTTGCTGATCCATGACAAGATACCTTCAAGCAATACTCTGCTCTCAGTTACTTCTTGTACTATATAGCTGTTTCCTTTTACCCAATCTGGAATAGCTTCGCCTGTTGCCCAAGCATCTACATTAAATTTCACTTTGACGGTATCGCCAACTTTAACATCAGAATTAGGTATTTTTTCAATTTCTTCGCCTGCATCTGTTGCTGGCGTGTCCGTTTCTGGTTTATTGGTATCTGTATAACCACTATCCGTAATTCCTATTAAATCTACGTTACCATCTAACCCACCTGCAATATAAGTGGATGTAAATTGCCAAATACCAATGCCCTCCATACTTGGGAAATAAGCATACAATGGTTCTGGCGTTACTTCATAGCTAGGATAAGCAGCAATCCATAAAGAGTTAGGGAACTCTTTAATAATTCGCTGATAGTCCACATACTGCAACGTAAAAGGCTTGTATGAATAATACATTGGTGTATACCCTGCTTGTTTAATACGGCGCATACCGTACAGGATTGTTTCCGTATTTGCGTTTACGTCAGAACTAGCACCATGCTCAAAGTCTAAAGCAACGATGGAATTTTTAGGCGTTTGAATACGTGGTAAGAAGTAATCCATTGTTGTTTTTGCAATATCCATGTTTCCCCAAGTGTCATACCAAATATAGGTATGCGCACGTTTACCTTGTGCAATAGCACTCGCTACTTGTGATTTATATGTGTATTGTTCATAAATACCGCTAGCATTGTAGCCACCAATCTGGGCAATAGCGAATTTATCATGTGCATAGCCAAAACGGCCTTGTTCGCCTTGATAAATCGCCCAGTCAACGCCTTGATCACCTTTTGCAGCGAATACATTTAAAGGAGTAACTGCTACCAACGCTACAATAATCATCGTTACAATTTTTTTCATAAAGACACCTTCCTATTTTTTATTTTTTAAATTTTTTATGAAATCTTCAAATAGCTCCGTAACTACTCCCATCTTCTGATAGTTCTCAAATATCGATTTAATTTCCATCATCAGATAGCCAACATACAGAACATATAATAGCCCCACACCAGCGCCACCAGGTACTAACGGTGCTAAGGGAATGAAAAAAAGCAGCAAGACAATACTTGCTACTTTCCTTAATATTCCGTTGATCCCTATTTTACTTTTAAACTCAATTTCTGGATTTATCTTGGCTGCGATAGTGCCGCTAATAAAATCAATAGTCATTGCAATACAAATCAACATTAAAACATATACTGCTTTATAATCTGGGTCTGCTACAAAACGCTCCAAAAAATCAAATAACGCCAAACCTACTTACCTACTTTCCGACAATTTCTTTCGCTTCTTTTTCTGTAATGCAAAGTGGGACAAACTCCATTACTTGTTCATCTGTAAAACAGCCCCAGTCATACATCATTTTAATGTCATCAAATGTAAACATTTTATTCCACTCCTTCTGCTAATTTTTCGTTAATTTCTTTTACCTGATTGGTTAATTGATTAATCGCAAGCATTGATTTTGCACTAATTTGCGCAAAATTATCTGCTTTTTTCGTTACTTCTGAAAGCTCTTTTTTTAAATTCACGTCATTAACCATGAGTTTTGAATTCAATTGTTTTAATTCCGCATTTTCGGCTTGTAATACCTCAATGTCGGTTGGTGGTGTTGGCTCTGGTTGTGGTGCATTTTCTGGATCATGAATCAATTGTGCGCCATCATAACGCCAATTCATAAAATCAAACGGTTCTTTTTTCACTTCAAGCTCAACATTATCTGGTTGTTCCATTGTAGAATAACCTTCTAAATAGCCAATTCTATTTTCAATCCAAATTTTCATAGCTAACTTTCTCCTTTCTTAAATTGCATACACCCGTGTCAATACAAAAGTTTTTGAAGCAGTATTATTATTTTTATGGCCTAAAATTTGCGTATTGCTTATATAAATATATTTGTTGTATTTTGCTCCATTCAATGTTTCTAAATGATGAACAACCGCACGACCTCCAAATTCCACTATATGCGTTTTTGGAACAAATACATAGTTCAAATCCCAATTGTCTCCTAGGCTTGTACTTGTGTTATATGGTTGATATAAAAATAACCAGCCAGAAAGACATTGATCCAATGGTAAACTCGGATTAATTGATTGATTTTCCCCCATATACCATGCTCCTGACCAAACTTTTTTACCTACATTTAAAATATTTGTTTCAGATAACTTATTTAGTAACTTTTCAAGACTATCAAAATTTTCTTCAATAGCTTCTGCTCCGTTCTCCATCCCTCGATAAATTCTGGTTAATTCCATATTCTCAACATCCTTTCTATATAATTAAATCAAACACTATGGATCGACTATTTTTTTCATCTATAAGTAAATATTTATATTCATTAATTTTTACTGGTAAAAATTCCGTTGTATAATCCAAAGGAATAGATACAATGCACTCTGAAGAATTAACATGTCTTACAGTGCTTTGAATTGATTGAGAAGCACTACCGCCAAATAACCCTGTTGGTTCTGTACCTAAAGGCAGTACACCTATACCATGTGTCCAAGTACGAACATTAACGACTGGTTGAGCTCCTAAATTGTGAACAATAGTTACATCAAAACCAACTGGAATTACAGAAGCAATAATATTTTCAAAATATTCTAGCCGTTCATCCAACGTTTTAAAATTCCCCAAACGTTCACTACTTCGAGCATCGATAACTTCGCTATCTGTTGTAGCATTTGCGATTACATCTTTAAAACGTTCCTCTAAATTGGTTTGACGTTGTTCTACTTTAGATTGGCGTTTTTCTGTATTTTCAGAAATAGCCTTTATTTTATTAAATAAAACACTGGTATACTCCATCATACGAGCTAAAGATTCTCGAACATGTCGTCGATACATCTTTGTTCGAATCCACAAAGCGAACGTTTGAGAAATAGGATCAATCACACCGTTTTTTATTTCATCTTGCACCTCATCGACATCAGTCGGGTCTTGATAATCAACTGTTGTATTTGGTTCATTTGTTGGTCGAGTATCCTTAAATTCTTGTGCCAACCGTCTCACCTCTCTTATTTTTCTAATTTCTCTACGCGCTTAATTAAATCGTCTAACGCCTTTTTCATCTCAGTTTTAGCAGTACCTACAGATTCGACTGTATTTGTTAAATCACTTGCTAATTGTTTAAAGGCTTCCGTCGATTCTGTCACGGTTGTTGATAATTCACTGGTTAAGTCTTCCAAAGAACTAACTTTACTACTTTGAACAGATAAATCATTGTCAAATTCTTCCTGTCTTTTTATCAACTCTGATATGTTTTGAACTCCTGCCGTCGCAAATTTTTTTACGTTTACTAAATTGGATTGAATAGCTTTTATTTCGTTTTGATAATCGGTCAGTTTTTTCTTTTTCGAACCAATAGTCAAAGTAACCTTTTGCGGTTCTAAAATACTAAATTTTTTCTCAATCACTTGTAATCGTTCTACAGCATAAATAAATTGATTATCTACTTTATAACTGTTTCCTAAAGTGATTAATTCATACCGTTTATCCAATAGCCCTAACTCAATGGCTTCAACTGTCCAAGTTACCAGCATCAAGCTTTGGTCTTTTAGCCATTGCAACCCTCGACGTTTTAAAATTGATGGGTCTTTGACATTTGAAAATTCTACAATACCCGTGTTTAATCCAAATTTTTTGATTAACGCTTCATCATCAAGGTAATTCTTACCGCCATTTACTTTTTCGATGGTGTATTTAGGTCGTGAAAAATCTGTTCCCACTTCAATATCAGTATTTGACGTATCTTCAATATCTTGACCGACGGGCACAATCCTTGTAAACAATTCAGAAATATCAATATCTCGAGTAGCACTTTTTAGATTTTTGGTTAACTGTAAAGGAGTTTCACTGTTCACACCATAATTAGATAGATAATCTAAATAATTTATATTTCCAACGCGTCGAAGTGTTAACGTACCGCCCAGCCTATCCAACAATTTTTCTTTAATGGTATCCGCTGTACTTTGATAGCCTAATCCTCTTAGCAAGTCCCCATTATCTACAACATTCACTTCACCAAGCCGAAACTGCTTATGCGCTTCAACTTGTTTATTGTGTGCATCGAGTATTTTTTGTAAATAAGCAGATACAGTCATCCGTGTTGGTTTCATATAGGTTTGAACAGAATCATATAAAAAAGCTTTCTCATCCTCCGCTAAAAGAGTTTGAGAAAAGCTTCCTGATGCTTCCATTTTATTCGTGATTTTAGCAACTCTACCATAAAAAATTTCTTTATTTCTTGTAACATCCAGAATCTGGATAAAGTGAATAATCGGCTCAATCTTTTGATAGTATTTATTGTTAATATTAAAGGTAAATTCAAAAGTAGAAATTCCTAATCCGTTAAGCGATAAATATACTTCACTATCTTTGATTTTCTCACCATAGCTATATGGCTCATGAACAATCTTTGGATTCTTTCTGTTCGGATTATCAAACAATAATACTCGATACATTAGACCATCACCTCACTAGACATAAAGAAAGAGATATGACCTTCGCCATAAATAGTTAAGTGGTTGGTCCCTCTTTTTAATTTAAAGAAATAATCTTGCGATTCGCCTTTCGGAACTTTTATTGTTGTTCCGTCATCAGTAGTTAATTGCATTGTAGACGTTGCCTTTATTGTTGGACTAGAAGCATTCGCTCCCATATTGATAAGAAAAATTTCTCTTTTTCCGTGAATATAGTAGCCTGTCCAATTGTCGGCGCTATCGTCTGTGAAATAGTCCTCGTCAAAGACATCGGAATAAGAAATATTTTCCCTTAAAGCAAAAGGATACACGTCAAATTCTACGGTTAACGTTAATGAATTACTTGACGAGTCATCTTCTGCTTTCACACTTTTGCATTTTCCATACCAGCGAAGCCCTGAACGTAACCAAGAATCATCAATGTAATCAATTCCATCCATCATCAACTCTTCTTTTACTTTCGCCTCTAATGCCTTTCGTTCTTCGTATGGCGTATTAGGTCGCCAAAAAGTAACAGTGACAATGCGATTACTAAAAATTCGTTCTCCTGTAAGCATGGAAAAATCATACTGACCTTGCATGAAAGGGATCTGTTCAATAATTTCCACTTCTTCCGCTGAAGGAGCATCGTGTTCAATAATGTAGAAACCATGTTCTTTGCTATTAAAACGACCTTTGGCCATATATTCTACAATTTCAATCAACTACGATACCTCCCATCTTGCTTTTGTTGTTCTGCTAAATTAAGATTCATTGGGCTACCTAGCGCTCCCACTACTTGGCCAGTATCCATCACGACAGTTAAATGTCGTATTTCTTCTAAAATTTCTACCATTTTTCCCATTGGCGTATTATCTATAGAGTGTTTTACCTCAATTGCATTTGAACGTTTCATCAAACGGCTATCCGTAATAGATTGATGAATACTTGAAATCATATCTTTTGCACTTTGTACGGCAACCGACGTATCTTCTCGAATACCTGCAGCTACACCTTGTGCAAGGAAAACACCAACATCATATTTCAATAGGCGTGATGGTGATTTAATTTTTGCTTTTTTCTGTGCTTCTGCATTAACGGCGGCTACTAAATTTTGCATAGCAGCCACTGCTTCGCCCTGACTTGCACGAATACCAGAAGCAACACCTCTAGCCATATTTGAACCTACAGGGCTCATATCTACAGAACCTGCACCCTGACTTACCGCATTTCCTAAAGACCTTCCAGCATTATTTGCAGGGGGTAACTGAGTTAAATATCCTTGAATTGTTGCCGCACCTAGCTGACTTCCAGAATTCTTCGCATTTCCTTTTTCAGAATTCGTTCCAGCATTTGTCTGTTGAGCATTGCTTTTACCAGCATTTTTATGTTCATTACTTTTACTTCTTGTTCCAGAAGCAGCTGCACTACTATTATCAGCGGCAGCTTTCTTAGAATTAGATTTTTGCGAAGATTGACCACTATTCATCGAAGACATCAATTCTTTACCAACATTATTAAGTTGTGTTTTTCCAGAGTTTAATCCATCAATTAACTGGTTTTTCCCGTCTTGACCATTTCTAAATAAGTCAGGAGGCAACGCTTGTAAAGTATTCACAATGTCAGCTCTTGACATATTCGCCCACTTCGTTGGATCATTACTTTGCAATCCCTGAACCAGTCCGTTAGAGCCATCAATCCCTCGTTGACGTAGCATTCCTGCCAATAAAGCCATTTGTTGGTCAATGCTAGCACCATTATTTACATAAGATTGATAAATGCCTAAAAGCTGTTGGTCTGTAACGCCTTTAAGTTGTGCTAAATTATCAGCTGTCACTGCAATTTTATTTGCACCATTTTGTGAAATAATCGATAGAAGTTGAGCTCCTTGCTCTAATTCACTTTGTCGTATTTGAGCATTTTGCGTTTGTAATTGTGTAATTTGATTTTGGAAAGCTGCTTTTTCAGATTCTGTTTTTGCTTGGTTCTTTTGTGTTTCTAGTTGCTGAATTTGGGCGTTATTTTCTTGCACTTGTTGCGCTTGAATTTCCCCAAGCGTTCGCAAGCTTGTCAAAGTTTGTTCTTTTTCTTGCTCGCTTAATGCTTGTTTATTAGCCAACTTATTCATACCAGCCTCAACAAATTGTTGGTTCTGTTGTAATAATTGATCACGAATAATATTCGTTTGATTTTGCAAAGTAGCTCTTTGCTGTTCTGTCAATTCTTGACCCTCTACTGTTTTATTATTCTTCAATTGGTTAGAATAATCAGTATATACCTTCAATAAATCACTATTATTCGTTTGAACAGCTTTCATATACTGGCTTGAAGCATTGGCAAAAATCTTTTGCTTCTCTGCTTCTGATTTTCCTTCTGCCGCTTCAATTTGCTTGTTATAGGTTTCAACAGCCTTTTTCTGTTGTTCCTTTAAATTCGTAACTAAATCAAGTGTATTCTTGAAATAAGTTTCTACGCCAGCCGTACTACCATTTTGCTGTGAGAAAAGTTCAGTCATTGCCTGTTTAGCTTCATCAAGTTTTGAAGAATAATTTTCAACACTTGAAGAGGCTTCTTCCATATTTAACGAAATTGCTTTAGTAGTGTCTTTGGACTTTTTACCTAATTCTTCGGTGCTTTTAGCAGCTTTTTTTAAGGCAGAATCAGAAAACATTGTATCCCAATCTTTTTCAATATCAGATAAGCTTTTCTTCATATCTTTAAATGCTTTATCAGCATCTTTAGAATCGCCTTTTAATCGTTTCCAAAGTCCTTTTACACCGTTTGAAATTGCCATTATTGCATTTACTACCGTTTTTCCTACAGTAACGATAGTACGTAAGCCATCTACAAAACCTGCTATTGCAAAAGTGACACCAACAATTGCGCCAGTACCTAACCATTTAAATGTATTTCCTAATCCTTTTATTGTTTTAGTAACACTCGCAGAGCTAGGAAGTACACTTTTAAACGATTTTACTATTCCGCTAAAAGCAGTTTTCACGTAGCCTTGAATGTTCATAAAATTGGATTTCCAAGCTTGCACTACACCAACTATCGTAGCGGTTATTGCTACTAAAATTGCTGTTATGGGATTGCTCAACATAGCTCCTGTTAAACTAGCTATAGATCGTATACCCGTTACCGCAAATGTTCTAAAACCTCCACCTGCTTTTGAGGTGGCTACGCCAAGCCCTGATAAAACCGTTCCCGATTTGCCAGCTGCAGAGGATAGGTTTCTTAGCGACCCTACAGGATTAATAACAACAGAGGCAAATTTCGCTAATTTGCTGTTAGATAATTGTAAAGAAGCAGAAAAAGAACGGAAAAAGTTAGTAACTTTATTCCCTTCCCCTAGCATATTTAGCTGTCTTTGACTTGCTCGTAGATTTGCTCTAAATGTATCTAGCGTAGGAAAAAGACCTGAAATAGTCTCTCCTAACGTGGTAAATCTTGTTAATACATTTACATTAACTCCTGCGCTTTCAAGCCCTGCTAGATTTGATTTATATTTAGAAACAAACCCTTTTACAGCTTGTAATGCACTACCAGAGCCATTAACAATAGGTTTAGTAATAAATTGCTGCCACTTGCTATCAATATTCCCTGCGGTTTCAAACATTGTCGAAATCGTTTTGCCGAAAAATCTTGTCATTTTCCCAAAAACTTTTAACACAGGGCCAGCAGAAGCGGCTAACGCAGCCATTTTCAAAATGAACTCTTGCGTTTTTGGATCAGCTGATGCAAAAGCTTCTGCCATATTTGCTAAAGCTTCAATCATAGGCTTAGCAGCACTTATCGCGCTATTTAATGCGGCTACTAATGGACCGCCAAACGTAATTGCTACATCATTTAATTGACCACGTAAAATCTTTAACTGTGATTCTGTAGTTCCGTATCGTTTACCAGCTTCTTCTGCTAGAGCTGTATTTTCGTTAAACGCTTCGTTACCTCGTTTTACAGCCCCTTCAAAGACATCACTTGCATTGGCTGCACGTAATAAACTATCACGTAATCTAACTTCTGTAATTCCCATATCGTCGAGCACTTTAATAGCTGATATTCCGTGTTTTTCCGAGTCTTTTAAGCCCTGGATAAATTCAATTAGTGCTTGAGATGGATTGCTTTTGAATAATTGTGCAAACTCTTCACTAGTTCGACCTGTTACATTTGCAAAATCTTCCAGACTACCTGATGCTTTGCTAGCTTCTTTATACATTTTCTTTAATTCTGAGGTAGGTATTCCCATTTGCTTAGAAACTGCCGTCAGTTCTTTTCCACCCCAGTTTACAGCATGCACAAAAGATTCCCAAGACACGCCTTGCTCTGCTACTGCTTGTTTCAGAGGCGCAAAAGCTTCAACTCCTGTTTCAGTTGCTAATTGCATTTGTACCATTAATCTAGAGAATGCCGATCCGCCCGCTTCGGCTTCTATACCAACAGATGATAACGCCGCCGCAAAACCTACAATGTCTCCTTCGGTCATGCCAATTTGTTTTCCTGCACCTGCTAAACGTAAGCCCATCTCTGTAATCTCTGATTCGGTAGTCGCTAAATTATTACCTAAGTCAACTATCGCTGAACCAAGATTGCTAAATTTATCTTGTGACATTTGCGTAATGTTAGCAAAACGAGCTAGGGATGTAGCCGCTGTATCTGCAGACATATTTGTTGATTCGCCCATATCGATCATTGTTTTAGTAAATCCGACAACTTTATCAGTTTTTATTCCTAACTGTCCAGCTGCTTCTGCTACTTTTGCAATTTCTTCATGACTAGTGGGTAATTCTTTTGCTAAATCTCTAAGGCCTTTTTCTAAATCATCATAAGAATAAATGACTTTACCGTTAGAATCGACCATCTCATCGTTGGTCTTTTTAACTCCAGTAAAGGAACTTTCCCATTTTACCGCTGCGGTTGTTACTGCGCCAACGGCACCCGCAATTGGGAGTGTAATACCTTTAGTCATCGAACCGCCGACTTTTTCAATGCTTTGGCCGATACTTGCGGTTTTATCACCGAAACTTTTCATCGCACCATTCACTGTATTCAAATTACTAGGAATATCAGAAGCATTTGAATTAAGTTTTTTTAGCGAAGACACAGCGCCATTCATCGCACTGGTAAAATTGTTATCACGTGCTGTAAGTATAGCTGTTACCGTTTTACTTTGTGTCACGTTGTTTCCTCCTTTCCTCAACAATTTTTCTTGCTTGTTCTAATCGACGAGCGTTTTCTTCTAGCTCACTTAGCTTTTCCACTTCTCGTTGCGAGATTTCCCCTCGCACATCGCGTTCAAGCTTTTCAAAGTCATAGACATCTTTCACTTCGTTAAAAATATAGCGTTGCCCTTTTTCATCTGGTGTTGTAAAAATACGTGTAGCTAACGCGTTAACGTATAGTTTCCTTTCTTCGTTAATTGCACGTAAATTTACAGCTTTTATCCGTAAATTAAATTCATAAGGAGTCATACGCTCAATTTCTTTTAAAGTGATATTGGGGAAATGTTGAAAACAAGTGACAACTATTTCGTCATAATCTAGGCTGTCGTTTCTTGTTGATTGGCTTGTATCTGTTCCATGTAAGCCATGATTTTTTTGATTGCTTCTAGTGATTTTTTCGTCCGAAGAGCCGTTAACGGTGCTTGCTCCAAGAAAGAGATAAAATTTTCAAACAACGTTAAAGCCTCTTCCGACGTTTCTAAGTAGTCGTCAATTTCTTTCGTTGTTAAGTCATCATAAGTAATTAACGCTGCGTGCATTAATTTTTGAAAGGCAAAAGCGTCGCCATCTTGTAACCCACCAACCAATTGAACGAAGCCGTCTACTTCTTCAACGTCAGGTTTTAATGCGTTAATTTCGTTTAAAAATTTAAAACCGAAAATCAAAGGATATTTTTTTCCGTTAATTGTTGCGACAGGTTTTACGTTTGTTGACATGTAAAATTCCTCCTAAAAAAGCGACAATGCCTTCACATTGCCGCCTACTTCCTGATTTTTAATTATGGTACTAATGCTAATAATTCTGTTTTCGTTGTTTTTCCTGTAAAATCAATACCGTGAGCGGTTAACCATTCTTTGATTTCAGGAATAGTATTTGCTTCTGTTGGTTTATTTTCCAAAGAGCGCCCCGCCAATACGGTAAAAGCTGGAATAGCTACTTTTTCAGATTCTTTTTCATCTTGCACACGTACAATATGGTACGTTCCTGCTGCTACTTTTGCTCCTGCATCAAGTCCTGTAATAGTTAATGGACTTGCTCCTTCAACTACTTTTTCACTACCTTTGTAAATACGACAAGTAATTGCCATGATTATTCTTCCTCCTTCACTTTTACAACGGCGCCATCTGATGTCGGCGTTACACTTTCAACTTTAGGTACTTCAATTGTTTTTGGTGTGTATTTTTCTACAGGCTCTTCTGGTTCCGCACCAGCCACTGTGTCGTAGAAGAAAGCACGCGCAAGTTCTTCATTTTCGGCGTCAACCGTTGCCCAACCTTCTACTAGGTCACCATTTAAAACTAGAGTTGGTTTAATACTTGAATTAGAATCGGACTCGGCAGAATCTCCGAATGAATCCAACAAGCCTGTGCCAAATTCCGCTTCGTATTTTCCTGTTTTTGGGTCTTTTTTATCAAAATTAATGCGCCATACATCAATTTCTAGCCCGTTACGATACGCATATTTCAACATGTTGTAAGTTTCTGTGCCTGTCCGTAAAAATTCCATTTCGATGGAAGCTGACGGCATTCCTGAGGTAGGAACATTCCCGTCTTTTGTTGATTGTGTATCTGTTTTTGTTTCTGACTTATATTCGTGTGAAATTTCTAAAGCTAATAACTTCGCTGCTGTTGTCGCACGTTCACGTGTTAGTCGAAACATTAACTTAATTTTTTTACCTTGAATTGCTTTTTCCATTTCGAGTTTCCTTCTTTCTTATTCAAATTCTAACGTGATGTCAAGTACACCGTGTGCAAGGCTCATACCAAAATTGGTTGTATTTTCATAAATTACTTCTGTGCTACTTTCTGTCACTAACCAATTAAAGTTCTTAGTCTGATGCAATTCATGAACGATTTTTCGCACATCGGCTAATACTTGATTTAATTCTCGACGTTTGTCGTCATGATCATAAACATGAATCATAATATTTGTTGAACCTAACGTTCTTGTTTTTGTTTGTCTATCCTTAGACCATTGTTCACCTAAGAAAACAAACGGGTAAGAAGCGTCGTCATCTGGCAAATGCCCATAGGTTTCATAGCCTGTTTGCTCCAAAGTGACAAATAACGCTTCGTAAAGTTCTGAATACGGGTCTTTAAAGGTCATTTTACTAACGCCTCCATATTATCAAGAAATCTTTTAGCTGCTGCTGTATGCCCTTTTTTCATATAGAAACGTCCGTACATATAACGCGTTCCATATTCTACATATGCTGAATAGTCAGCCATCGCTTCAACTTCGCCAGTCATTCCGTCATCTTTAATAGAAGGTGTCTCACTTCGTTTTAAGTATCCACTTCTGACTGGTGTTTCTTCTGCAATTTGATTTGCCATATAAGCAGTATCATTTTTGACGACCTCTTTTACATCGTCTAGCTTTTTCGCTTCTTCAATCGCTTCGATTAAATCATCCAATCCTGAAATATCTACTCGGTAAGTCATCGATATTCGCTTCCATAAACCGAAGTTCCTTTGCTAACACGCAAATTTTTAACAACGGTAAATTTTCGATTTTTTTGTTCTTCTTCGTCGTAGTATTCAAGAAATCCTGAACGAATAGCTAGGCGGTCTCTAAAACGAAAAATGACCATCTGCTCCTTTATGTTAGGGAAAATGGTCATTTGTTTTTCCGTTCCGACTTCGGTTACATTACCTATCAGTTTTTCCGAAATTAGCACGTGTTTTTTGTTGTAGTAATCAATACATGTTCTCATAAAAAGGACACCTTCCTTTTACGAATCAAGCCTTGTTCTTCAAGATAATCGTTAATCTCATCTTGAAATTCCCCGAAGTCATCCAAATTATAAGAGATTGTTTCTTCTGATTGAGAGTGTTGTTCCATGCCTTCAAAACCTAAACGGTTATATCGTTTCACTACAATTGACGGAACAATATAGTCCAATTTTTCTGGTATTTTATCAGCTTTCAATTTTACTCGCAGCTGTTTTTCAGTAATGTCCCAGATTTTGATAATTTTTGCCTTATCTTTTTCGTAGGTATCCTCTGAAATATCCAGTAGTACGCGATAATCTGAAAGAGTCATTTTTTCACCTACTCTGCTTCAACAACTGCCCCATCTGCCGTTGGTGTTACCTTTTTAACGGTCGGGGCGCTTACTTTGAATCGTAAGAAACGTAAATGGCAGGACGAGCTTTTTCAGTTACGATAGCATCATAATAGTTTAATCCTTTGATGGTATCTCTGTAGCCGTCACGATCTTGTGAAGCTGGAATTAGATCAATAGAGTTGTATTTTTCAACTGGCGAACAAACCATCAAAGGCACAAGAATATAATTAATTTTCTTCGTAGAATCTACCTGTAAACGAGATTTTGCAACTTTTTGAATAATAGTATCGGAACCGTCTAACTGCGCAACTTTACGGTTAATACCTGAAATTTGTTGCTCGTTCGTAGTAAATGTTTTTGAAACACCTTTTGCATTTTTTAATGCTGAATAGTAGTCAGTGGATGCAAACATAATAAACGGACCGACAATTTCTGCATCTGTCATATACGCTTCTGCTGCGTCATAAGAAGCTAAAGAGTTTTCTGTAGTAATGGTTTCTTTTACCGTTTTTCCAACGTATTTTCCTTCGCTATCATCATCCGCAGCCTCAGCAAATGCCGCTTCTAATAAGCGTTGTACAGCAGTTCGATCTTTTTCAGGAATCGCAATTAAACGAGTATGCTCTTCCACAAGCGCTTGAACTTCGTAGGAAGCATTTTCTGATTGATCTAATGTGTCTAAGTCATAACCAAACCAACGCTCTTTCTCTAGTTTAAACGTTTCTTTTGCCACATCAATTTTAGAACGTTTATTGTCTTCGTTACGTTTATAATCACTAGCAGTAAAACCTTTCATTTTGTTGATGCGGACTTCTTTTGCGCCTACAAAATCCGCTTCAGTTACTGCAGCAGCTCCACCTTTCAATAAATCCCAAACCTGAGAGCCTGCGGCAAATTCTTTGTCAATTGCTTTTAAATCTTTGCTATCTAAAATAACTGGCATAATTTTCATCTCCTATTTCTTTTCTAAATTTTTAGTCAAATTGCTGCGCCAATCGGTCTCTTTTGTTGCTGTAGCAACGTTTACAGTTTGACCTTTCAGCAATTCTTTTTGGATACCATCTCTAGCTTTTGAAATAATTTGTTTTAATTCATCTACAGCTTTCTTTGTATCCTCGTCCGTATCTTTCACAAGCAATAAATCGGCTTGTGCAGCACTTACGTAGTCGGAAAGACCATTCTCGGATAAATCATTACGAACAGATTCGGCACGCGTTAAACGGTCGAGTCGGGCTTGGGCTTCCATTTCTCGTTTTTCCGCTAGTGCTTCTTTGTCAGCGGCTTCTTGTTCTTTCGCCTTAACACGTTCTTCCGCAGTCATTTGCTCGTAAGATTTTTGCTTTTCCCAATCAGATTTTGCTTGCTCCACTGCTTTCTTAGTTTCTGCTGCAATCATTTTTGATACATCTTCACGGGTAAAAGTCTTTCCAGTTTCTTTTCCGTCTGGATTTTCATTTTTGGGATTTTGAGAATTCTTTGTCGATGAATTCCCAGATTCGTTTGAATTGTCAGAGTTTGGCTCATCAGAATTTGGCTCATCTGCAAAAAATTGTAAATCCATCGGTAATAATAAGTGTTTTTCTTCGTTCATGTTAAAACCTCCAACCATTACGTGGCTAATCGAAATTAATAGGTTACGCCTATCAATCGAAACAGCTTTCTCTTTAACGCCTGTAAGCAGTAAGAAGGCAAATAAAAAAAGCCTAACTTTCGCTAGAACTTTTTGTCTTTATAAGCAGGTGCAGTACTACACCGACACCAGTTGTGAATGGGACTTGCGTTGATTCCTGGACTCATTTCAGAAACCTTATGTGGATTTGCACTTGCTATTCCTACACAAATAGGACAAGCGCTTGGTTCTACAATTAGGTTGTATTCTTCATACCCATATTTTTCGTAGCTTTGCTTTTGTACTTCACTTTGTATTCTTGCGGATTCACTAATCATTAGTCGACGTGCGACATAATCAGCCGTTTCCTTTCCTCGCAAGCTGTCAATCACAACTAATTTGCGTAATTCCCTAGCTAGAATATCTGGATGCTTACCTGCTACTAACCCAACTGTTAATAAGCGATCGATACTCGCTTTCAAAACATCTTGGTTTGCCCACAAACGTTGAGAAAATGTCGTGTTATGAAACGACCCCTCAATAATCGCTTTAGCAAACAATCGATAAGTTTCTTCGGAAAGAACAGACTCGCCTAATATCCCCGCTTGTCGTACAAACTCCGCTACAGATTCCTCTGTTAACATTGCTGTAAAATAGGTCTGTAGCTGATTAGTGTTGTCTGTTAAATACAAACCTATTTTCGATTTTAAAAGCTCTAAACGATTAACCTTCATCGTTAAATTGTATAACCTTAATTGCTCGTTAGCTTCTTTTGAAAAATCTCTTGTTTGTACATAACGTTTCGCTTTTTCCGCGAAAATTTGTACGTCATGTTTACTTGCACGTCGTTTCGCTTCATCAATGCTAATCTTCTCTTTCCCTGCATAAGCGACGTAAAACTGTTGAATTTCTGCTTCTATCGTTTTCCATAACTGTAAATACCGTCTATGAATTTCTTGTTCGTAATTCACATGTCGTTTCAGCATTTCTTCGATATGTTTTGCTTCTCGTTCCGCCCAATAATTACTCATGTTCTTCGGTCACTTCTTCCGTATTTCGAGTAAATTTACCGAAATCAACTTGTGGATTTAAACGTTCTTCCGTTTCTTCGTCCTTTATACGTTCCATTTCTTGAGTTACGTCAGGAACAATCGATAATACGCCTAATTGCGTTTCTCTTGAAACAATCCCTTCAAGTTTTTGTGCAGTTTCCGCTTCGTCTTTAATATTGCGCGGAATATTAAAGTCAAAAGTGTATTCTAAATTAAACCATTCCTTAGCTTTATTAGCAGGTACATTCGTAGGCAATGAAAAAATCATTTTGTACATTTGCGCATATGCTTTTTTAAACTTCCTAGCTTTCGCTTGTGCTAAATTCCTAGGATTTTGCATTTTAAATTCTAGCGAAATCCCAGAAGCGTTATTGCTAAAACTTTCATCGTTTGCATTATAAGTCATAGACATTTGATAAATTAACCGCTCTAATCGGTCTAATAGATTTTCTTGTGTTGTATCTGAACTAGGTTTATCTAAAAAATTAATATCTACCGATTCGCCTTCATTTAAAGGCTCGGCGCTGTTAATCACTCGGTTATCACGTAAATAGGAAGCGACGTTTTCGTCAGCTAAATCTACCCCTATCATTTTTAAGTAGGCATCCGCAAAATAACTCACGTCGTTCGCTTTTTCTGATAGAGCTTCATTGTAATTATTAATCAGCGACCACACAGACTCAATGCGTCCTTGTCGTTCGTCATTTTCCATAAACTCAATCATAGGCACTTCACCGTACGGATTAGCGATTGCCTCTTTTCCACCTAATAAATAAGACAAGGCTTTCTGAAAAACGGTTGGTCCTCTCTTAGTTTCCAATCGTTTAGAAGTCTTGTCTTGTGTAAAAATAAACGTTTCTGTGCTATTTTGTGGATAAACAGTTGCTGTTAGCTCGTCCTTTGTCATTTTGTTGTAAAGAACCGCAAACATAGGCGCTTTTAATAAGTCATCTGCGTAAACAATGAATCCTTGCGTAGGTTTTAAATAAGTCACGCACGTTTCTGCTTCTTCGTTTTGATATAAAAGCTTATAAGCATGCCCATAAATAGCAGTTAGCTTAGAAAGCTCTGCATCGTTGTCTTCTTCCTCATTTCGTTTACGGAAATTTTGAACAAATTCTTTTACCTCACCATCTGGATGAGTAATCTTTGTTGGTTTACCGTTAAAGAAAGCTGCAGAACTATCTACAACATAACGGGCAAAGTTGACTGCAATTCGATGGTCAGGTTTTCCAATTCCTTTATTTTTTTGATAATAAATATCATGTTGACCGTTGTAGAGCTTTTCTAATTCTTCGTAAAACCCAATTAATTTCCGATGCTTATTGATGTATTTATCCACCAAGCGTTCGTCAATCTTTGCGTTTTTATCACAATAAAAGACACGATTTCCTAAAAGGTCAACGAATTCACGTATTTTACTTTCAGTATTTGGTCTACTTACTTTTTCTGTCATTAAATAACCCCCTTCACGCTCTGTAGCTTAATTCCTCGTGCTTTTTTACTACGATGTTCTACTGCGTATCGTAAAGCATCTATCACGTGATTATAGCTATCAATAGGTTCATTGGTATACTCCCCTGTTTTCTTGTCTTTAGCCCATGTGTAGTTTTCTAATTCCTCAATCAGTTTTACGCAACGATCGTCTACGATTAGCTCATATTGCAATAAAAAAGAAAGCCCCTGTCGTATTGAATCAGGGCCTTTCTTAGCTGCACGTATTCTAGTAATTCCGTTCTTCTTGATTTCTGCAATAGATTTCTTTTCAGCTGAATCTGCAGTGATAACTTCTTTTGCATAGCCTAAATCTTTAATAACCGTTGAGATTTCATCATTCAGCAAGCCTTTTTTGACGTATTCTTCAAGAACATAAATACGTTTGTTCTTCTCGTCTACCTTTGCATGCACAAAAGCGGAAGGGTCGTTTACATACCCAAAGTCTAAGCCAAAATCTGAATCAATCTGTCTTAACAGTTCGTCGTGCTTGTCTAATCGTTTTCTCTGATAGTTTGGAAATACAAGTTTATCTAGCGTAGCAAATTCTCCTAAAGCATATATGCGATAATACGCTGGGTTTCGTTTGGCTAAATCCTCAATCACCTTTTTATTTTCACTATCAAGAAACCGATTGTCTTTATAGGTGCTGTGATAAATACCCGTTCTTCGTTGATCGACTTCTGCTTCCTCATCAAAGAAAGATTTATATACCCAGTTCAGTTTAGAAACTGGGTTAAACATTAAAAAGATTTGACGTTTCACATGCTTACGTTCACGTAAACGCAAAGTAAGCTGTGTATAATCTTCTAGTGTAAATTCTGTTGCTTCTTCCATCACGACGTCAGACAGCCCTTTGATGGATTTTATTTTCTCTGGGTCATCCATTCCCTTGAAAAGAAACTCTGCGCCGTTTGGTAACGTGATTCTAAAATCAGTGTTATTTACTTTACACTTGTCTAGCAGTCCCCAATCAGAAAGACACGCTTTCACATCCTCGAAAATAGAGTCTTTTAAGCTACGCCCTACTTTTCTTGTAAATAAAATCTTTCTTGGTTTCTTCCATCTTTGACATGCTTTAAAAACAACCTTTTGAACGACACCGTGACTTTTGCCAGATGAAGCGCCGCCCCAATAAACCTCGGTGAATTTAGAATAATCCACCAATCGATCATAAAACGATTTGTTAAAAACTCTTGACGGGAAGTTAAACTCTAAAACGATATTACGTTTCTTCGTCTGCATCCCACTCACCAACCTTAATCACAATATCGCCCGTTTGTAAATCGACTTTATCAGTGAACAGCGCATGACGTTTACCAAGAAGCTCGGCTGCTTTTAAACGGTCTTTTGCGCCCACATCGATGTCTACAACGGCTTGTGCGCCTTCGCCTACACCAATTAGCGTTGCTTCTTTGTACTCGCCACGCATAACAGCTGTTAGGTACTCTAGCACCTCTTGGGCATCGGCTGTTCGTTCGTTTTTCAGTTCTGCGAGGCGTTCGTCTATATAAGCTCTGAGGTCAGGTTTAGTCAAGTTTTCCTGTCCTATCTGCTTTGCAGTCTTTTCGCTATATCCCGCTCTGATAGCAGCCTCTTTGGCATTTCCTGTCTCGATGTAAAAGTCACAAAATCGTTTCTGTTTCTCGGTCATTCGCATGTTATTCACCGCCTTTCTGTCTAATAATTTATCACTTCACATACATTTCTATATTCTCTTGTATATGCTTATCTTTCCAACTACCATAACCACAATAAACTAGCTTGCACGCATCAATTTCCTTCGGCGTGGCTTCTCTCGTCATTTCAACAATAGATGCATTCTTTTTTATCTGCACAGACATTACAACACGCATTGAAACAGTTGAGTGCTTCGGATGTGGATATTTATGTGTTAACGATACATACCAATAACTTTTCATGTTCTCTCTCCTAATTGTTTTTATGTATATTTGTTTATTGTAAGACAAACGCTTCAATTCCTGTTATACTCACTGCAAGACAGCAACTCCTTTTTGCTTCATGTAACACTTCCAGTTATTTCAAAACATAATCTGCTGTCTGGCCACTAGATATTTTATCTGGTGGTTCTTCATGCGAAAACAATCCAAATATCCGACAAAACTTGACAGCTGTGTTACACTTGTTTTAGGTAGCACTCTTTCATAATAGCTAAAGTTCATAAACTACAAGTGACACGAGATTTTCACTAACGCTACCTAGCCACTAGATCCCATAGTCTAGTGGCTTTTTTATGTATAAAAAAAAGACAAACTTTGTAAGAAGTCTTCATAAAAATTTATGATTAATATTTGTTCCTAAATAAAAAGCCATCGATTACACGGTGGCTTTAACTATTTGTTACGAATATTATTTATCATTTTCCTTAACATTATAGTTGATGCAACAAAAAATATTATCCCAAAAATAGATAATAGTTTCTGCAATAATATTAGATAACCTATCAAAAATCTAAAATCAAAATACAAAATACATATTTCTATTACGATAGCTAAGATAAAATATGTTAAACCAAAATATATAGGACTATAATATTTATCCACGTATCCTGCAATATCCTTTTTTTTAATTTCCTTTCTAGAATTAAACTCTACTAGATTTCCTAACATAGTATATAAAAAACCAGAAAAAATTGTATTAATAGTTAACAAATTATATATATCTTCTTTTTTAAAACTATCTTTTACAGTTATTCCACATTTAAAATAAGATAAAACTAAAATTATTAAAATTGCTACAACTGAAAAAAAGAAAATTATGCAAGCAAGAGTGTTTTTACCTAAATAATTTTTTTTCACTCAATCACTCCTCCTTTATAATTAATTATTTAGTCATCAAAACCAATATATTCTAAAATTTCTTCCTTATTTTGCTGAGTCTTCATCCATAATTGCTGTTCTATTGATTTTTGCAAGCTGTGAATATCTGATATTTCACTTGTGTCATAATGAAAATTCACTTTCTTTGTAAAAGGATTTTCAACTAGCCTAAAATCTTGCATAAATTCATCATTTTCATTTTTTGCTTTTACTTTTAAATCTACACCTTTACCTAACATATTTGAAAGAAAACTAGTTGCATCTTCTTCGCTATCAAAAACTGATGTCTTTCTTTTAGCAGCCTGTAACTTCACAGCGATACGAATTCCTTTTTGATTTTGTAATAAATCATATTCTTTTTCCCTAAGCTTTAATAAGCTTTTAGTGAACTTTGGAGGTAAAGTTACATCATATTCCATTGAGCCTATAATGTCTTTACCACTTAACATCTCAATTGCATTTCTATCCAACAAACACTCAATCCTGCCTCTAACCTTATCAGTAGACATGAATTCATTTGTGATGAGATATGATAAATAATTTATACTTGGTGCGGTATTTTCCTTAATATATGACACAGAGAATGTACTTTTGTCAATTAGAAAATATGAAAACGATTCAAATAATTCATCTGCTTCTTTACTTATATCTCTAGACTTTAAAGTATTTGATTTTCTAATTTGAAATTGATTAATATCATGTTCTTTCCCTAATTTCCCAAATATATACTCATCTTTTTCACTAATAACTTCCATTATCGCAGAGGAACCACTTGGATCCCCTAAATCTTTTAATATTTTAATGGCTTTATTTTGATTTAATTTATTATTTAAAATTTCATTTAAGTAATATTTTTTTGTAGTAACATCCAAAAACTTCTGAATTGATTTGTTTTTATTGTCTTGTTCAAGTTTATACATATCTAATTTAAAAAAGTGGATTTTTTTAATTTTTTTCACCAAAACCATCTCCTTATTATATTATCATCTGCTACATTAATTAAATCAAAAAGAAGTCAGGAAAACAAGCATTTTCTTGACTTCTTTCTAGCAGATATAATCATAAGGATTACAATTTATATTATACATAAGAACGAACGTTCGGTCAAATGTAACTAGTACTTACAAATAAAGAGACACTAGTTTAAAAGTGCCTCATCGTGAATGGTATCAGAAACATCTATTGACGATTATTTTATTTAAGTAGCGATGCTACCTACTGGAACAATAGGACTCGAACCTATACCGACGGTTTTGGAGACCGCTGCTCTACCAGTTAAGCTATGCCCCATTAACACTCACAAACCTGTAGAAAAAAGAGAGAGGAATTACACCTCATTTCTTTTAGTTTGAGAACGTCTGATTTGTGAGTGATCATTGCAACTTACATAGCGCTATCTTGACAAGTGCTTTCAGCGTACGTCTACGTGTAAGCTTAATGCCAAGTTTATTGCAATATTTGCTACCTAGACTAAACGAGACAGAAAGAACTGGACTTTCCACATCCTTATTCTTTATTTTTTTGTAGGTAGCCTCCAAAGATAAGCGAAACGGAGCTAAGATAGGTAATGCATGCCTTACCTCGTTTCCTTATCTTTCGACACTACCATAGTAACATCTAAATATTGATAAAAACCGCCAACTTTCCGCCAAAAAACCGACAAAAATTTTATCTATAGGCGATTATTTTTCCATTTCGATACGCTTCAGCAAATTCAATTAAAGCTTCTGATTTCATACGTTGAATACTTCTTTCAGAATATCCAACTTCTCTAGCAATCTTGTAATTAGAGTAATGATCCTGCACACAAAAACTGTAGTGCAGAATTTGTCTACTAGTCAAACTCAAAGCCATAAGTGCAGATAAAATTGCATCTCTTTCTGCTTCTGCATCAGCTAATTGTACCAGTGCATCTTCTGTTTTGTTTCCGTGGCTTTGGCTTTTAGGCATTTCTGTAATAATTGGTGATTTTAAATCTATCAAAGAGCGACCAGCTATTCGCTCTAAACGTCTAAAACTCTTCAACACATTTCTAGCATTCGCTTTTGTTTGTCGAAAATCTACTTCTTTTAACAATAGAATCAAGTGAAATCGCTCCTTTTATGGTATAATAATTTATAATAAACATATCATCATTTAAGAGTTGCTTAGCGGAAACTAAGTAGCTTTTTTATTTATCCAAACATATATAAGAAATGCTTATTCTTTGCTCATCAGCGACTCTATATGATATAAATTATACTAAGAATACTATTCCAATAGCTATTCACTTCTCAGCCAGTCGGCGGAAACCGACTGGCTATTTATTTATCAAAATATTCATCACTCATACATGTTTGTAGTCAACAAATTATTGGTTGACTATAAAGAAAACAATAATAATTCTACAGTATTTTACAATCTTCCATTCGTTATCTTTCACATCATCTTTATTCATTTGATATTTTCCATCTAATAAATATTTTTGGCATAGAAAGTATTTTCAAATCTATTTTTCAATGGTATAATCACTTTAACTTTCTTGGGGATTTTATTTATGAAATAAATTTCCTCCTTTTCTACATTAACTTCTGGTAAACAGTTAATAGTAGTACACGTCTCTACAAGAGATTTATTGTCGATTTTTAATCGGCTATTTAATAGCACTTTATTTGGGGAAAGTGCTAACTCACACCTAAAGAACAACTGGCGGAAAACAGTTGTTTCTACCACATAAGTCAGCTAGTGGTCAGCTGGCTTTTTTTGTTGCCTTAAATTTCATAGTAATGTATTATTAATTGTCTCTATCTGAGATGAAAATGTATCTATAACTAGCTAGCGGAAACTAGTTAGTTTTTTTATACTATTTTTTATTGGTTTTAAAACTACTTAGCCTTTTTATATAAATGTGAACGTCGAATAATTGAATATTAAATTCTTTAAATTTAAGCATCTTCTTTACTCGCTTTCTAACCGAATAATTCTCTTTGATCTGTTTACCCGTTTTACCCACTACACTTGTTCCTCCAAACTTGTAATTTCTAGTTCTGTTCGTGGTCGCATACTGTACAACTTTTGACAAACCATTACAGCAATTTGACCATCGTTTTTATATAAAATACCTTCGGCAGCATCAGTGACTGCTTTGAAATAATTATCCAAGTCAGGTTTCTTATCGCAATATTTCCGCTCTAATTTCACTTCTAAGCGTTTCTTTTTAGAACTTAATGATATTTTAGGGGTAGCGATGTAAAACGTAATATGCGCAAAAATAGCCCCTTTTTCAATCAATTCTGGTTTTGCCTTTTGTTTATAGGCACCCATAGCGCTATCTTCATAGGTTTGGACATAATTCCCACGTCTTGCAAACCTCGGGCGACTTTGCAGTTTTCGTTCAATTGGCAGGATAATTCGCATCATTTCCCCTCCAAGTATTCTTTTATTTGCCTATCAAGTTCAGCTTGCTTTTCTGGTGATAGTTTCTCCTCTTCTTTTTTTGGTTCATTTACCCAATCTGGCAACTTCTCTTGTCTAACTGGATTATTTGAATATCTTACTTGCGTTGCCGTTTCAGACAAGTCGTATTCATCGTTAAAACGTTCATCACGTATCCAGCGGAACAATTCTTGTGGATGATACCAGTCGTTTAATTTGATATACTTAAGATAAGCTTTGTATCCTGTTTTAAACCGTTCGAAGTCTTCATCTGACTTAATTTTCTTTAAGAATTGCTCTTTGGCTTTTTTCTTATTGGTTTTCTTCGGATATGTTTTCCAAACCTTTTCAAATAATTCAGACATGGTTGAACTTTGTTCAACACTATATATATTCTTTGTATTATTCTTTGTATTATTAATTAATGTATTATTCTCTGTGAAGTTTTCTTCACTAGGGGTAGTGAAATTTTCTTCATCCCCCTCCTGATGATTTTTTCCATAGGTGATGAAATTTTCTTCACTAGGGGTGTAAAATTCTGTATCAGTTGGATACGGTAAGATATAGATATGTCTCCGATCTACCATTTTGCTGTTTGGCTTATAAAAAATTTGCATTTTTATATAGTTTCTTTCTTCTAACTGTTTCAGCCATGAAATAATTGTTCGCTTGCTAACGTTATACAGATTTGCAAAATATTGATTCGTTGCCCAACAATAGCCTTTTTCATTTGCTAATGCCGTTAGCTCTCCATACAATAATTTTGCATTCCCATTTAAGTGGTTATCATAGCGAACAATCGCTGGGATAATGGCGTAATATCCTCTATGTTCATTCACTAGTTATCCTCCTCATCAACAACGACCGTATAAACATATTTATGCTTAATTTCTCCGTTAACGACTTTTTTTATTGTTTGTGCTTCAATAGCTATTCCTTTACCATTTCTTGAACCGATATAGACAAATGCTAATAGTTCAAAAAATAGTTTTTGACTCGATGTTAATTGCCTGTATTTTTCAAGTAATTCCTCTACCAAACTGTTAACCTCCGATATTCAACTTCTTACGTTCTTCAACGTTTAGTTTTACTGGTTTAATTTGATACTTGTTTAAAAAGTTCTTAGTACCTATCTGATGTTCTTCTTGATGATGTTGACGACAACCAGCGTA